ACCTTTGATTTTGTCCTTGAAAATATTATTAGTTAAAATTTCAGTAGGACACAAAATCTCCGGAAAGGTGGTGGATGTATCCGAGATGGATAAATCACCAGATTGTATGACTTTAGGTACTCCCAAGAAAGTTTTAATGTCTTGGGGAGTGTCTCCAGAAGTATTACTATAATACTTTCTAGAGATTACTGAAGGCATAGCAGTTTTGGACACATTAACGCCTGCGTCCTCGACGAAAGTGGTGATACTATCACGCACTCGTGTGCCAGCAACTTCGGATGAGTTGACTGGCGTGTTTTCCACGCTTTGAGAGGTGGACATCTCTGTTTGTTTTGCAGCAAGTCAAATTTTAAATCATTGAGCTGACTCAGGCTCAAAAATCGAGAAGGGGTTCCTGGATATTGTGAGGGCTGCTCACGGTCCATCCTGGCAGTAGGGGTAAATACCCCAGACCTTTAAAAGTACACGGGAAAAAGAACTTTGTTTAACCTTCTTTTGTATAATTCTTTTAACATCGCAATACTTAGTATCTCATGCAATACATGAGCACATCTGCTAAAGGCTAGCAGTACCCTGTCTTTTGGCAAGACAGACGCCGTTGTTTTATAGTTATAAATTGTAATAACTTAACGCTTAAATAGCGTTAAATCCCAATTCATTAACCATTAAAACTTTCTTACTCTTAAAAATTTGAGTCTGTTCTATAGCTATCGCTTTGGACGAAAGAGACTTTCGAATGGCTTTGGCATAATAATTAAAGGTTTCAGTGTCGTGAATTGACAATTCACGTATGAATACATTTAAGTTATCATAAAATATTTCCATTCCGTTAGCTTTCTTGGTCCAGCACGGTATTTCTAGAATAGATGATAAATCTAGTGGTCCTACGTAGCATCCGAGCAATTTCTCGAATCTAAAGCTACGCTTGAGAAAACTAACCTCTGTTAATTTCCTCCAGGGTTTATCAGCTTTACCCTTTAATTCAGTAGTGTATTTAAGACCACACTCTGCCATTAAAGGAGGTAAAACTAACTCATTAAATTTATCCGCGTATCTATCATGCACTGAAAATATATTATCATCTCCAGTAACTTGAAGTTCAACACACTCATTAAAAACTAGATTTTGCTCACTAAAAGTCTTAAAGAAACAATATCTAAATGCTAAATGATTGTACATGCAATTAATGATAATGGTCAAAGGATGACCTGATGGTAAGCTTGAAGGCCACTCATAGATGACATTAGAAAATATATGTCTTGAATTAGTTACTTCAAGCCACAATGTTTTCCTAATCATTGAATTTCTTTCTCCATCATCATACCACTCATTTATAATATCAAGAATAATATTGTGAATTTGTGGTTGCTCACTGCCATCAAAGCCTGAGAAATCTCCGGCTCCAACGTAAGGATCTGAATAACGAGAAAATCTTCCCAACCTGTTAGCTAAACAACTCCAATCGGCTGATAAAGGATTTATCGCTATGCAAGAACCATTATCAATAGATCTCTCAAACATAAATTTAGAGAATGCACCAAAGTATTGTTTGCACGCAATCAAGTACTCAAATGGTCCCCCATTAAAAAGCCGGGTTTTTCCATCCCGAACTTTTTCAATGGTTCTACGTTCATCCTTGAGATTGTCAGTAAATACCCACAATCTTCTCTTACCTAAACTAGCATCTTCAACAATAGAATCTATAGTTTTGGAAAAGTCATCAAAATGAACGTTTGAGCTATCTCGGACAGCTGTATCACCCAGCAATAAGTGCTTTATATTGACTAGATTATACTTTAGAG